GGACGAATACCAGCGGAAGGCCATGCAAAAGTATGTGCAGGAAAAGCAGGCCGCGCCCGCTTGGGTCAAAATGCTGCGTGCGGGAAAACTATCGCCGACAAATCTCAGCAGAATTACAGCCAGCATGCCCGAAGGCAAAACGCGGTTTGTTCGACACCTCGGCAGCGGCAGAAACAATATTGCTGATTTAATGGCAGGAAATATGGCGGGGCATGCGGGCATGCTTGTTCGTAAATTGCCGATCAATCCGGAAGTTAATTTACGATTGCAGGCGGCTGACGCACTACTCTCATCTAGAGAATTAGCGCGGCAGTTTCCCGGTGTTGCGGCGCCATACTTGCGCGGTAGCGGGAACCGCGGATTGTTTCAATTGTTTGGCGATAAAGACGTCGTTCCGGGCTGGCGCGGCGGAAACACACTCATGATCGACGAACTTGAAACAACGCTATCAAAACCGCATCCCAGCATGCCTAGTTGGGATTTGTATTCAACGGCATCGCAAATTTACAAACCGCTAAAAAGTATTGGCATGAGCGACATTCGCGCTGATAACCTCGGACCGGGCGGGCAGTTGATTGACTGGATTAAACGCGTTGAATCTGGCAAACGCCGTCGATTTGGCGCGCTGACGCCGTACTTGCGCGATCTCGGCGACACCTCGCACTTACCGATCGTAAATCCGCAACTAGGCACAGTCGCCCGATCTAGGCACGAAGCGGTAATTCCAAATACCAAGCATATTGATGCCGTCCGCAAATACTGGCTGGGTAGGACAAAAACGTCAGAGAATAAACCAGCCAAATAAGCGGACAAGTTATACTGTTAGAAGCACAATGTTGAGTTATCTATGCCGCCCGTCCCGTTTAGCAGCATGTTTAATCCGGCAAAGAAACTCACCAACGTTCCGGTAGAGTTACTGTATTCACGCCGTAAGTTGTTTGAAAAAATCGTAGCAAACATCGCCCGGCGCAAGATTCAAAACCACGTTCAAGCCACAGGTGATCGCATGGCCGTTACGCCGCAACAGTTTGGTATGAAAGTCGAACAGCAGATGCGCAAACAGTCGATGATTGTGTTACCAACAACGGCAATTGGCGCCGGGCTGGGTGCACTAACCGCGCCGACGGGCAAAGTCAGCGGCGGTGATGATATGAAAATACGGGCCGAGAGCATCGGGCGCGGTGGGTTGAAAGGTTTTGGCACGGGGCTGGGCGGTACTGCTGGCAGCGCTGCAGGTTTGATTGCGTCTCTTTTAATGGCCACCCGTCGGCGAGGGCGAGTGATCGAGGTCAACCCGACAAAGATTTTAAATAGCGTTATACCGGGAGCAGCAGTGGGTGGCGCCGGCGGCTACGCGGCAATGAGCGCAGCAATGGGCAAGCCGTCGTGGGAAAAGAAAACAGCGTAACTGGTGACTTATGCCACCGGCGATTCCGCCAGATGTTGGCACGCTGACGCTGCTTGAAGATTTTATTACAGTCGATGAAGAACGCGCGTTGATAGCGGCGCTGAGCAGTGGCTTACCGACAGCCCGCGGTCACCAAAAGAGTCTGGCCCGCAACGCCATACAGCGTTGGGGCTCTCCAGTGCCCTATCCCGATAACATGCGGGATACACAGATACCGTCATATTTTGACTTTTTGTTAGATCGGCTTGTGACGCAGAACCTTGTGCCGCACCGCCCCGACTCGATTACGCTCAATCAGTATTTGAAGAAACAAGCAATTGCGGCGCACATCGACCGACCCGATGGCGGCAGCGTAGTCACAGTTTTAAGTCTTTTGACGCCGGCCACGATGGTATTTCGTCGGCAACACCGGGCGTTTACGGTAGACCTGCCGGCGCGTAGTCTTGTACAAATGCGCGATGAAATTCGCTACGACTGGACCCACGAAATCAACCCCGTGGCAGCCACGCGATATTCGCTGGTTTTTCGGTGCAGTCTCGATACAACAAAGATTTAACACAGCAAGTAGCCAAATTGCCCATATTTTTGTGTAAATTTGCAGCACGCGAATTAACGCGCGGCCGGGGTATAATCTGACCTGTTGCGGCACGGACGCCCCATTCTCTAGGTCAGGAGAACCGAGCATGGCTGCTCGTTTTCGGCAGTACCAGTCTGTACTGCGCATGTTAAAAATCAAATGCCCGGCCGCGTTTCCTGTGAGCGTTCGCCGGGTAAATCTATCTAAAACCCACGTTGACGGCCGATGCTGGAAACACGGCAAAAAATTCTTCATCCAGATCGAACGCACGCTTAGCGAGAACGCGGCAATCGACGTCTTGCTGCATGAGTGGGCACATGCCCGGGCGTGGAATCATCGGCTTGATGCCGCCACCACAGACGAAGAATTCAACAAACTGGCCCACGATGCCGTTTGGGGTGTAGCCTATGCGGAGATTTACTCGCTGTTTGAGCGCGAGTTTACTGGCGTGGCGCTGCTGTAATGCCCGCGCCGCTCTCCCGCGAGTTTTTGTTATCTCAGGGGCAATGCTGTGGTGGGCGTTGTCAAAACTGCCCGTACGTTCCGCCGTTTGTTCGTGGGAGTACTGAAATCCGGCTACCTTGTGGTTGCCGCTGTAAGCCGGGTAAACTAATAGATACGCAAAACCCTGAAACACAGCAGCAATGTACTTGTAGCCATACTCGCCCGTGAGGCTTCTATGACACCGTATTCTTTTGGTTATGCCGTCGGTGCGCGGTTAGAGAAACGCGCTGATGTCCCGATGCAACTGGGCGGAATGGAGCCTGAGCGCACATGGGGGCAAGCCATCGGCGAGGGCGTGTTTGGCACAGCCCCGACACTGGGCTTGGGCCAACTTGATCCGACGCAGCGTGGCTTAGCGCAAGATATCGCGCTGTATTCAAATCCGTTTACCGGCGTGGTCACAGGCGCGAATGACATGGCGCGGCATTTATACAACGGCCGTTACGGTAGCGCACTCGGCGCTGCTGGCATGACGGCGTTGAGTTTCCTGCCGGGCTTTGGAGCCGCTGCCGGTAAAGCAATTGGTCGCGGTTTGATGAGCACAGGCGCGCGTATTGCCGGACAGGGCGCTGGAAACATTGCGGCACAAGCCACAGCCCGTGGCGCCATTGGTAACGCATTAGTTCGTGGCGGCAACGCGGCGAATCGTTTTGTTACTCAGGGCGCGAACATCGCACAAGATTTAAACAACGCGGCGTCACGCGGTATTCAACGCGTGCTTCCCGCAGCGCAGACGGGTGCGCAGAAGACATGGTCCAATCTGCCCGGTCGCGCCTACAACGCTGGTCTTGTAAAAAATCCGGCGATGGGCGCCACAATTGTTGGCCCCACGATGTTACCCAACGGCGGAACAACTGATATCAATACGCCGGCTGTTGGCGCGGCGTATGGTGCTGGAAACGCTATGATGCCGCCTCCGCTTGCTCGTCCACAATTCCGACCCACGCCCATGGTGCGATAAGGAACTACACATGACTCCGTTTGAATTTGGTCAATTAGTTGGTGCTGGCTTTGAGAAAGAAGCCGTTGGCGGCGCGATGGGCGCGCGACTGATGAAAGTGCTTGGCGGTTTACGTTCTGCCGGCACTACGATCAATTCTGGCGCAAAAAATCTGCTGCGCGGTAGCGGTACGGTGCTGTCTGGCTTAGGCACTGGCGTATCGGCGACTGGCGAGGCGGGCAAGGGTATGGGCCGTTTAATGATGCAAGGCGGCCAGCGTTTAAGCGCCGGCGCATCTGGTAATCTGCCGAGCGGCATTGCAAAAGACTTAGCCGGCGCTGTTGGTCTGACAACGCGCGCGGGTGGTCGTGTATCGCGTTACGCCGGACAAGGACTCGACCTCGCCGGCCGTGGTCTGCAAGCAGCCGGCCGTGGCTTGAACAATCTGGCCGAGACAAGTTACGGCATTCCTACAGCCGCGGCGCTAGGTCTCGGCTATGCCGGTATGAGCGCGCTGCCGCGGCTTCCGGGCCCGACGATTCCGCGCCCGAACGTTCGTTTCAATTGGCCTATCGAAGTTGATGTCAACTATCGACGCCCGGTTGATGTGAACTGGCGCTGATGTCATGTGTCCAATTTGTGAGGCGCAAGCAATCGAGATTCGCGGTAAACTCGTGTGCCCCTTTTGCCACATTATTCTTGAAACGTGTTGCGAAGGTGGGCGCTGCGACTACAACAAAGACCAGACAGAGATAACAAAACAAACGGAGGCTGACGCACGTCATGACTGAGCAAAGCAAGAAGTTCATACTGAATGCCGAGCAACGTGTGTACGTTGAGCAGGATTGGGGCTACGAGGATTGGTTGTGGAACGGCAAGTATTGCGGCAAGAAACTTCACATTTTTCGCGGCAAAACGAGCGAGTGGGTGCACCATAAAGTCAAAGACAAGGTTTTATACGTTGAACGCGGTAAAATCTTATTGAGTTATGGTTGGGATGAAGATGATAAATACGCGGCCACGTTAACAATGACCGCGGACATGGCGTTTCACATTCCAGCCGGGATGTGGCACAAGTTTCAGGGCGTCGACGAGTCGAACATTCTGGAACTGAGTACGCACCACAACGAAAAAGATATCGTGCGCGTCGGCGAATCCGATGACGCGCCACTAGAAGAGAGTGACGCATGACACCGCAAGAGTTCATTAACTTACATTTCGGGCATGAGAAAAGCGCAGCGGGGCTCGCTGGCGCAATTGCCGGCGGTGCCGACGATGCGTTTCGTACCGGCATGCGGTGGTTAGGCAAACAGTGGGGCCAGAAGGGCGTTCCCGCGACGCAGGCTGTGCGCGGCGCTGTCGACAACGTCATGGCTGCGCCGAACGCGGCACAGGGCGCTGGGCGTGCTGTGCGGCAGGTGGCAACTGGTGTCGGCAATCTCGGCAAGACCACGGTAACCGGTGCACGGCGTGGATTAAATTATCTTGACGACGCGTACCATCACATGCGCGGTATGCAACGCCCGACGACTGGCGCTGAGTCGGTGCGGTGGGGCAATCGGTACGTCGGCAGGAACCAGATGGCCGCGAAAAATCTGCCGTTTGCGAATGGCACAACGCACAATGACGCATTAAACCCGTTTAATCTTGGCGTTGGTGCTGGCACACTGGCCGCGGGGTACAAGGGCACGCAGGCGCTCATGGGCGGCGGCTCAGATGACACGCCGAACCCGCAGATGCTGCAAGATCAGACGATGGCGAACAATGCGATGCAGCGCACAATGCAAATGCAAATGCAGCAACCGAACAATGGTGGCGGGGGTCTTGGTGGTTTATGGAACAGCATTCCGCTTGAAGCGCGCTATGCAATCGGCGCCGGTGTGCCACTGATGCTAGCCGGCGGGCTGATGGGCGGTCGCGGGGGTATGGGGCTTGGAGCGCTGGGTCTCGGCGCGGCGGGTTTAGGCGCTGCTGGTGCAGGCTATTTTGGTGATGGCCCGCGACGCATGGTTGGGCAAGGCGCGAATGCCCTGTACAACGCGTTTTCTAGCGGCGCAAATGATCCGATGTCGCAAATCCGGACTCTCGGCAGTCTGAGCCCCGAATTTGGCACAACAGCGTTAATGGGTCGTATGCCGGGCATTGATTCCAATCAGGCCCGCGGCATGTACGACATGTTAACGCAGAATCAGGGGCTGATTGAGCCGCTGCTGCAACAACTGCAGTCCAACAGCGTCGGCCCGATGCAAAAGCAGTTCAGCGACAAGCGTTCGCTGCAGAAGATTGGCGCCGATATTGCAGCGCGCATGAAGCAGAGTCGCTGCTGGGAAGGCTACGAGCCGGTGCCCGGTGCCAAAGCGTACTCTCGCGGTTCTTGCCGGCCTGTGGGCAGCAAGAAGACGCAGAAAGAAATGAAGTCCGGCGACAAGGCTGCTGGTGATCTATCTGGTCGCCAAGCAGGTACCTATGTCGGCGGTGTTCGTACACAAGATGCAACGGGCGCTGCATTACCGTTGAGTGCGGCCGATCAGCAGCGTGTTGCCGCAGTGAATCGTATTCGGGCTATGAACCGCGGCGAAATGGCGCCGGGTCCGGTTAGCGGGCCTAAAGCGGCGCCACTGGGCGCTAAACCCGGCATTGCTTCGCCCGCTGCGCCGGCTGTTACGAAGATGAAATCGCGCAGCGCTTTTTAAAGTAACAGCGGTTATTTACAACAACGCCCCGGTCATATCTGCACGGAGGCTCTATGTCGAACCGTGAGGTGCGCAAAGCACACAAATCAGCACGTCGAGAACAACGTCAGCAAATTAAGAAAGAAAAACGTCTCGTCAATGTCAGCGGCCCCATAGAAATCGCGTATCGAACACAGGCGCAGCAAAATGCGATTGATATCATTGCGAAAAATGATGTCTCGTTTCTGCTGGGCGCGGCCGGCTCCGGAAAAACATTTCTGGCCGTGGCATATGCGATTAATCAGGTGCTTGCGCGCAATTACGAACAGATCATCTTAACGCGCCCCATCGTCGACGCCGGTGAAAAACTCGGCTATCTGCCCGGCACGTTTGGCGAAAAAGTCAATCCGTACATGCAACCGCTGTACGACACGATTGACCTGCTTGTGGGCCGCGCCGGACCGCAGCGCGAGATTATCAACAAGGCGATTTCGCTAGCACCGCTGGCATACATGCGCGGCCGAACGTTTCATAACGCGATTTGTATCTTCGACGAGGCGCAAAACGCCACGTATATGCAACTCAAACTGTTCCTTAGTCGGTTTGGGCAGAATACGAAGATTATTGTGACGGGCGATCCTTTACAGAGTGACTTACCAATCGCGCCAGCCCCATTGACAGATGTGGTCAAACGACTGTCAAATACGTCGGGCATTGCGGTTGTGAACTTTGCAAACGCAGACGTAGTGCGCCATCCGCTGGTGTCTGTAATCCTGCAAAAACTCTGAAATGTTCGACCTGACAAAGAAAAAGATAGTCGTCACGGGTGGTGGCGGCTTCTTAGGCCGCGCTGTTGTTCAACGTCTGCGCGACATCGGTGTGCCGTCGTACGACGTGCTGGTCATTCGCAAACAGCACTACGACCTGTGCAACTTTGCTGAATGCGAGATGATGTTTGAAGACTGGCGGCCAGAAGTAATACTGCATTTGGCCGCAGTCGTTGGCGGAATCGGCGCCAACATGAAGCATCCCGGCGAGTTTTGCTACGCCAATCTCGCGATGGGATTGAATCTTATCGAACTAGCGCGCAAGTACAGCGTTGAGAAGTTTGTGCAGGTCGGTACGGTCTGCGCGTACCCCAAGCACTGCCCGACCCCGTTTCGAGAAATAGATATTTGGAACGGCTACCCAGAAGAAACTAACGCGTACTACGGCGTGGCGAAAAAGGCACTGTTCGTCCTGCTTGACGGATATTACCGCGAGTATGGCATGAAGAGCGCTGTCGTTGTGCCCGTGAATCTTTACGGTCCGGGCGATAACTTTAATCCGGCTAGCAGCCATGTCATTCCCGCGCTGATCCGCAAGTTTGAAACAGCGCGGCAAGAGAACGCGCCTGAAATTGTCTGCTGGGGCACCGGGTCAGCCACGCGTGAGTTCTTGTACGTAGATGACGCGGCAGCCGGCATCGTCCGTGCGGCTGAAGTTATGGACACGCCGGAACCTATTAATCTAGGCACCGGATTTGAGATCACGATTTCGGACCTCGCTACCAAGATCGCTCAGTTGTGCGACTATCATGGGCGCATTATCTGGGATGTTTCAAAACCAGACGGTCAGCCACGGCGGGTGTTAGATACAACCCGCGCAAAAACTGTTTTAAATTGGCGGGCTGCTGTAAATTTCGACGACGGGCTTAAAAAAACAGTTGCGTGGTGGCGAGAAACACAAAAACCGCTTACAACTTGTCTTGACTGACCTTTACGGCTGCAGTAGTTTTAGCGTTTTACACCAGAGGGCATCATGACCAAAGAAGAACTGATCGAGCGGTTGAACGACGATCTGCGGAACGAGTGGAAGCACATGCGGTTCTATCTGCATCATGCCAGCATCGTGACCGGGCTGCATGCGATGGAATATCAAGAGATGCTGCGGAAACATGCGGCGTCTGAAATGGCGCACATCTCGCAGTTCTCGGACATGATTTTCGGCCTCGGCGGTCGTCCCACGCACGAATCGGCTGATTTTCCGCCGCTGCACGATATCAATGAAATTCTTGAGTTTGCGTTGCGCATGGAACAAGAGGTCGTTGGAAACTACACCAAGCGCATCATGCAGGCGGAAGCGCTGGGGGGTCCGGACGGCAAGTACGTCGAACTGTTTTTAGAGCGGCAGTTGGAAGACAGCCGCGGAGACGTCGATCAACTGCTGCGCTACTTATCGGAGTAATGCGGAAGAGTTGCGGTCTTGGCGGTCGTGTTAGTTGGCGCGGGTTGCAACCTCCTCGCGACGACGATATGGCAGGGAAGCCGCAAAGTAACTGGTCCTCGTTCCCCCGTTACTTGCACCACTCTTGGAGGCCGTGGCGCCGAATGTTGGTGGCTGGGTTTTATACGTATCCAAGCGTTTCCTTCGCCCCTACGCAACACGAGCACAAACAGAACACGAGCGGTTCTGTTGCCAACATTCAATCCGCACTTTGATATGACCGCGCAGACCGAACAGTTTCCTGACGTAATCCCGTGGTTTGACAATGAGGCAGACGATGAGTACTCGGAAGACCCGGAAGACGGCTACCCCTACGACGAGTGAAGAACAACCGGCCGCGATCCGGTATCCCATTGGCACAACGCGGTTTGATCTCGAAGACGCGATCATGCAGTGTTGGCACACCTGCGACGACATTGAGTTGCTAATTAACGCTATTCTTGAGCCAGAAGAAGATGCCGACATGCTACCGGAAGACAAGATAGCCAATGCGCTCATCGGGTTGAAAGAACTGCACCACTTACGGGCGTCAAAACTGTTTGACATCTTTTCTGTGCTTGTAGCCGCGGGCGAATTCAAGTCGGGCTGATGTAACGCATGAATCCGTATCGCAAACTCAACATCGCCGTGGACTTCGACAGGACGTTTACAAGCGATGTCGACATGTGGCGCGCTGTCGTGCGTTTATTTATTGCGCGCGGGCATACAGTGCTATGCGTTACCGGGCGCTACGACACCCCCAAGAACAGACTTGAATTGGCAAACGTTTTTGGTGAGGAGACGTTTAAATTGCTGCGGGATTGTATATTTTGCAATCACTCACCGAAACGGGCATTTACACAGAAACTTGGCTATTTAATCGACATCTGGATCGATGATATGCCAGAAGGTATTGGCGCCACGGACCCAGCGGAGTTTAAAAAACTTGAAGATCAGTTTGACGTGTGCGAGGTGTTGCCGATATTTTCAAAGAAGGCGTTAAACGCCACGACGGTTTGGTGTCCTCCAGCGTTTGGTAATTAACGCTTAAACACCGCGGTCACGGACTGACCGCTGCGGGCCGGAGGATACAGGCCATGGAACGACGCTGGCACTATCTCTACGTGATCGTATACCCGGAACTCGACCACAAGATTTACTACGGGTCGCGCATCTCGCATCAACACCCGAATCGCGATATTCATTACTTCGGTTCGCCCGTTACGTTTGCGCGCTACAACGACCCGACGCATCCGGAATATCAAACCGCGGCGTACAAAGTTATTCTTGCCGCGCGGCGAGTGCAGTGTTCGCTCAAAAACCTTGAATGGTTACTTGAGCAAGAAGCCGCGTTAATTTTTGACGCGCTGAACGCTAAACACTTCTGCGGTTCTTGCAACTGTTTGAATCGCAACCTGAACGGGCGGTTCATGCTCACAAAAACAGAGCGCACAGAAATTGGTCGGCGCTCAGCGGCAGCCGGGAATGGTTTTACGGGCATGAAAAAACGTGAGCATCGCCGGCATGCCAGCAACGGCGGAAAGAAATCGTACATGATGGGTGTCGGTATCCATGGCATGTCAAAAAGAAAACTCAAAGCCGCGCAAGCCAAAGGCAGAAAAACGTTTACTGAACGATACGCTAAAATGTATACACTCATTTCCCCGCGATATGAGCGTATTGTCGTAAAGAACTTGGCGGAATTTTGCCGCGCTAACAACTTGAATAGAGCGCACATGTACGGCGTAGCCAACGGCAGGTTAGCGGCGCACAAAGGCTGGCGCAGAGGTTAATATGGATTACGGACTTATTGCGCTGAGTGCCGGTTGCGGTGTTGTGGTCGGCTACGCACTGGGCCGTCTTGATACGCTGTGCGGGATGGGCGTTCGACCGTATGTCGGCGCCGCTGAAATTGACAGCACCGCCCCTGCTCGCCGCCGATTTGCGAAAGCCGCGCCAGAAGCAGAAACGCCCGCTGTTAAGATATCAATCGACGACGCGAAATTTGTCGGTGAAATCAACACGGCCGGCATGGCAAAAACAGAACACTCTGCCAAAGAACTTGGCAAAACCACGCAAACAAACGATGATATAGGCAGTTCAGTCTCAAAACTCGCGCAGTTAAAAGGTAAGTGACATGGCTAAAGGACTTGACGTAGGCACATCGTTCATTGTGCTGGCGAAAGACGCCGCGCAGAACAACACTACTGACCCCAACCGGGTCGGCATTGTCGAGTATCGCGATTTTCGCGACGCGTTTTATGTCATCAAGCCGAACACACCTGTTGCAACGAAGATGATCGAAAAGGGCTTGCAGGGCAAGGTTTTCGTCAAAGACGCCGACGGTACATTCATTTTGCTCGGCCAAGACGCCATCGAGAAGGCTGTTGAGCGCAATGAGTCCGCGAAGCGACCGATGTTTCGCGGTGTCGTCAGCCCCAAGGAAAAAGAGGCCAAGCGCGTACTAGCGTTTATCCTGCAGGAAGTAGTCGGCAAGGCGTCTGAACCCGACGAGAAACTGGTGTTTTGCGTACCGGCGCAGCCCGTCGACCAAGAAGACGAGGACTTTGACGTTGGCTACCATGAAGACGTCGTGCGCACCGTTCTGTCGAGTTGCGGCTACGCTGCGCGTTCGGTCAACGAGGCCGAAGCGCTGTGCTATTCAGAACTGGAGAACGACGATTACACCGGTGTCGGCCTATCGTGGGGCGCAGGTATGGTGAACTGCTGCGTCATGCTCAATGGCGAGCCGACGGTCAAATTCAGCACCACGAAATCGGGTGACTGGATCGACCGTATGACCGCCGTGGCGGTCGGCGAGCCGGACAGCGTTGTGCAGGCGGAAAAAGAGCAAGGCGAGTTTGTCATTGGCCAACCTAATGCCAATCCGATTCTGGCTGCCGTCAGCGCGTACTACGAGCGTCTGATCGACTATACGACGAAACAACTGGCTGCAGCGCTGATCGGGCACAAGTCGCTTCCGAAGTTCAAAAACCCACTGCTGATCGCCGTCGCCGGCGGCACGACGCAGGCCAAGGGCTTTGTCGAGATGTTTGAAAAGAAGTTGCACGAGAACGGTTTCCCACTTCCCGTGAAAGAAGTTCGTCACGCCAAAGACCCGCTGCACGCTGTGGCCCGCGGCTGTTTGATCGCGGCAAAAATTCTGTAACCCTCGCTGCGAAATATTCGGCGTGGTTTTGTGGACAGCGTATCGTACTCCGGGTACGATACGCTTTCTTCATTTTTGGTGCGTGTAGTCAATTAATAGTGGTGTTTGTATGGCCCGCCGCGGCAATTTTTCAGGTATTATTATCTCCCACCTAGGCAACATCGATGGCGCGGACGACGAACAGGCAAATAGGTTTAAATACGTGCAAGCCGCATTAAAAAAAGGCTGGCACGTGTGTGTTAATGTAATCTGCATGAACGGCGGTTTTGTGCTGCCGCATGCGGACGGTTTTGACCCAGTACCGCCGTCTTTTTTCTCGCAGCCGCGCGTATGGTCGCGCGCGTTTGACCCGGACACACTTGATGCGTTGTGCAATATTAATGCACACGCATTTACTCCGGCTGGCGACACAGGACTAACGCTGACGAGTTGTCAGTTTATTTGGACATCACCGCCGCACCCACTGGCTCCGCGGGCTATTGCCGCGTTTCCAGAAATTGGTCCGGAAAATTGGCTTGATCTATATGAGCCAGCCGGGCTGTGTAGTAATCAACCCGCGTACTACTTGTAAGGTAGGCGTACTAAAACAGGAGCAAATGTGTTTGACAGCCCGTAACTGTTAAAATTGAGGTTGCGTCAAAAGTTAGTCGTGGTGGCCGGCTGGTTAGGTGCGCTTTGCGGCAGGGATGTCAAAAGGCGTAATGGTTCCGTGGTCAGTTTAGTCGTGCTCACGGGCGGAGGAGTAGCGAATGCCACACGGGGCAATTAAGCCCTTGTAAGTCGCTATGTATTTCGACTTCGGTTGAAATCGGACTCACGGGAGGGGATCGTGAGGGCTTTTGACGCATTAATTTACAATTGGCGCAGGAAAGGCTCGACTTATGACACAGGAGCAGTGGCATGAACATGTAAACGCGCTCCTTGTATTTGCGAGCGCTTTCGGTGTGGCTGCTTTTGCGGGTCTAGCGACACTTTTGCGGTTCGCCCAGAGATTGACTAAACTGACAATAACGAGCGCGATGGCCAATTCAGGGTTTCTTGGGCTGGCTATCGCGCTGCTATGGTACGAAAGTTACTGTAAAGAAGAAAACGTCTATGGGCTTATTGGGTTTTGTGTGCTTGCTGGAATGGGTGGTTCTTCGGTAACGGACCTTGTGTTTTCGCTTCTTGCCGGCGCCGGGATCAAAGTTATCATCGTGCGTGACGAAGAAGAGAAAGACAACAAAGACAAAAAAGGCAAAAAGGAGCAGCGCAATGAATAGTTACGTGCTACTTACTAGCCGGGGCAGAAAACGCTTGAGCATTGCCGCTTGGGGCGCCGCGCTTTTTTGCGCAGTTATTCTTTTATTTGCCGCGCACGATCTTGCCGAACACCGAAACGACCAATCTCATGGGTCTGCGAGTTTAAACGCAACAACAGACCTGTATACCGCACACAATGCCCGATAGATCAACGGTAGATCAAGCGGCTGTTAACCGCTGGGTTGTAGGTTCGAATCCTACTCGGGCAG